GATGGGGGCTCCAGCGAGCCACTGCGGCACTCCGTCGATGCACAGCTGCAGAATTCCGCCCTGTCCCAGGTCGAATTCGCGGCTTTCCTTGGTTGCGAGCGTCTCGCTCAGCACAATCGGCCTCCCGCCGTCGGTGGTGGTGTACATAGGGCTGAAATACTACCTAGTCGGACGCTAACTCAGCCCGCATGCGAGCTATGAACTCGTCTCGAGGTGGCAATTTCGTTGTCAGGAAGCACAAACAGTTCGGATGCGGCTTGGGCGGCACGCTGCCCACGATGAATACGCCCTTGCCTAGCCCGTGCTTGTCCTCGGTGGCGTATTCGTTGCACTCGTCCGGCGTTGGATGACTGCCACTGAGATGCCACACCGCCCCTAGCGCGGCTGGATTCTTCTCCTGGGCGTCAATTTGCGCCAGGTGGAAGGCGTTATTCAGCTCGGTACGCGCCAGGCGCATGGCGCTGTACGACACACCGCCAGGACTGCTGGGCTTAATGCTGGCCTGCACCTGTAATGCCAGCTTGCGCGCGCTGGTGCCGAGCAATATCTGCTGGCGCACCATGCGTTCGACCTGCCCACTGGACAGATCACGTGCGTGGTATACCCGTGCGCTCAGCTTGTGGCCCGTGCCGCTGCCCGGAATTCCCTTCTCCACGTACAGCCTGGCAATTCGAGTGGCTGCAACCTGCTGCGACTTGACGAAAGCGTCCGCGATATTGGTGGGCAGGTACTTGAACAGGTCGCGCGCCATCCACTTCTCGGCCTCGTATGCCGCCTGCGTGGTGCGTACGACCTCGCGTTGCAGGTCGGTGTACACGCCTTGCCACATATCGGCCTGCACCTTACGCAGTGCAGCGACGATGCTGGTCAGCTGCGCCTTCTTGACAACGCTCGAAACATTGGTGTTTCCGCTGAGCGCCTTGATCTGCCGGGCAGCTTCGGCCGCAGTGGCGTCCAGCAGCTTGCGTACCTCGGCGTCCATGCTGCGCTGGCGCGTGAGGTAGAAGCTGAGCGGGCTACGCTCCGGCTGCTGTGCCATCTGCACCAGCGTTGGGATCGGTGGTTGGCGTGCCAGCGCCCTCAGCAGCAAGGCGTGTGCCCAGCGGGTCAGCAGCAGCCGCCTTGGCTGCCTGCTCCGCCAGGATGCTGGCGATGATGCCCTCCGGGAATTCGAACCCAACCTTGGTCAGCTCGTCCTGGCACCACTTGATATCCACCAGCCCTGCCGCGTACAGGGTGGTGACCTCGGTGATCTTGGCGTCCCGGTCGGCTGGCAGCGTGTCGCCCACGGCTGCCTCAACCACCACGCCCGTGTCCGCCTTAATTCCCTGCTCCTTTTCGAATGCCGGGAACCACTGGTGCAGCAGGTCATACGCCATCTGGTCGTGCGTATCGAGGATCAGGTCGTTGTGCTCGTCCACCCGCGCCAGCAGTGGGCCAGCTTGCAGCGTGAGGCTGATGCCGCTCTGCGCAACGCTGACGTCGACGATTCCCCTTGCAACTGAGGGAGTTCCGCTTGCCTCGAACAGCCACTCCTTCAGCGCAGTTTCGTGGTCGCGCCACGGGCTGACGCTGGTAACACCAGCCACCCGCTCGAAGGTGGACTGCTCATCGATTTCAACAACACGCCCAGGCCCGAGCACCCACGGCACCTCGTTGTCGTCTTCGTCCACTGGCGGGCCACTGGTGGTGGCGTACACGCCGATGCCGTCCATGGCCAGCGAAAGCTCCTCGTCGCTGATGCCCTGGTTCAGTGCGCCCATCACCCGCTCAAAGCCGCGCAGCTCGCTCACGCCGTACAAGCTGGTGGGCACACGCCTGTTCTTGACGTGGTACACGGGCAAAGTGGTGATTTCCGGTGGCAGCATGGTCAGCGGCTTCACCACGGTCACCGGGCGCACGGGCGCGTCCCACTTGCCCTTCTCCATGTCGTACAGCCCGCACTCACTGCTGATGCCCGTCACCGCGCCAGTGTCCGGGTCGTACACCTTGCGGTACGTCTGGCGCTTGACCAGCTCCTTGTTCTTGTCGTCCACCACGATGTCAATAACGTGCACGCCCGTAATGCGCGTGTCGTCATTGGGATCCGTGATCCAGAACACCGCAGCCGCGTCAATTTCGTCAATGCGCAGCCTGCGGCCAGGGCTGGCGGTGGGGTTGGCTGTGATGTGCCAGAACCAGTCGCCCCGAATTAGCCCGTACCGCTTCTGCGTCGGGAACATGCTGCGCCAGCTAACGCGCTTGAGCAGCGTGCCGAAGGCGTTCTGAATTGCGGCGATCTCGTCGGTGGTGCCCGTGCTCAGCTTGGTATTGACCTTGAAGTTGAATTCCCGCGCGATGTAGCGGTGCGCCGTTTCCACGATGATGCGCGCGCTGGGCAGGTAGATGGGCTTGCTGTCGGTGCCGCGCTGGTCCAGCACGAACGTGTTCGGCTCGGTCCAGTAGATGTCCTCGTACAGCTGATACGCCTTTATGCGCTGCGCGTTCACCTCGTCCATCCACTGCGGCAGGCCAGTAAGCAGCCCGCCCAGGCTGGTGTATTGCGTGCGCTTCAGGTTAACGACAGCCATCGGTTATCCTCTCACGTTCGCCTTGCGCACACGTGCGCCCTTGCGCCGTAGCTTGGGCGCTCCGAAATATCCTCGCATGAACCGCCCTAGCGCCTCAGGTGCGTGGTCGTCCTTCTTCATTGGTAGCTCGCTGGTGTTGAGTTGGTCACTGCGGCTTTCGGGGTAACGGTAATTCAGCATATCGGCAATGGTGTTGTGGCAGCTCGGGTCAATCAACAGGTTAGGCAGGCGGTCCTTATCCAGCGGTTGCTCGATATGCGTGTTCTGTAGCTTGAGCGCCTGGCGTATCAGCTCCAGCCGGTCGTTCAGCTCGCCGCCTGTACCGCCAGCAGACGGAATGCCCAGCTCCTTGCTGAGCGTGGCGCTGTCACCAGGGCTGGCAGGGTCCGGGTAGAACCGCGAGACGTGGTGGTGCAGCCCGCGCTGGCGTATCTCCCGCGCCATTTCCTGTGCCGTCTTGCCGCGCTCGTAATACTCGCTTAGCACGCGCACCCTGCCCCACTTCTCCACCTGTACTACCAGCCACACGTTGGGATTGGTGTACCCGTAGTCGACTGCGGCGAAGGTGGGCAGGGACGGGTTGTACACCTGTGGCACCACGTGCACTTCCTCGTCGAATTCCTTGAACACCCGCCCGGTGAATTCGGTGAACAGCGCGGCGATTTCCTGATTGAACAGCTCGTCGCTCATGCCCTGCATGAGGCTGAGCACCTCTGGGTCTATAAACGCCAGCTCGGGCATGCCCAGGTGGAACGTGTTGCTGGCCAGGGCTGCCTGCACCGCCTTTACCGCGCTCTCCTCGGTGCGCCCCGGATACACGTGCGGGTTGATCCAGCTGGGCGCACGCATCGACCAGTATTCGGGCATGTTCGGGTTCAGGCCAGCCATGTACAGCTCCCAGAACCAGTTCTTGCCCTCTGGTGTGCTGCCCAGGTAGCACCAGCCCTTCCAGTCGGCCAGGGTGGCGCGCAGGTGCTTTTCCCACACCAGGCGCTTGAGCTTGGCTGCCTCGCTCAGCACCAGGCCCTTGAGCCCCTCGCCGACCAGCGTGTCCGGGTACTTGGCCGACATCGCGCTAATCAGGAAGCGCCCGCCCCATAGCGATATGTGCATATCGCCGCCTTGCGGGTTGTTGTACGTGCCAGGGCGGTCGAATGGCATCTCCAACCGCTTCAGGGCGTTGTACACCACCCGGAATTCCTTCTCGCTGTCGCTGTATTCCGGCCCAACGATCCAGTATTCGTGCCGCTTGCCGATATCCTCGAGCATATTGCGCTGCGCGTAGGCCAAATACGCGGCAGGCACCAGCTCCATGCCGCCCGTCTGACTCTTACCAGCGCGTCTACCCCACGCGACAGTCCGAAATCGCTCGGTTCGGCTGTGTACGAGCTGCTGCTTGGCGTGCGGGGTGTAGTTAGCGCGCTGCCAGATGCGCTCCTTGACGATATAGGCCATTAGGCGGGCACCCGGATCATATCGACGCCACCGTTGCAATACTTGTCGTGCGTGATGGCTGCCTTGCAGGCCAGCACCACACGGTCCGGCTCGCTGATATCAAGCTGCTCGGTGGCGTACAGCGCGCCCATCGCGTAATGCACGCCAGCGCCCACCGCTGCGTACTGCATCTCAAGCTCTCGGCACTCGTGCTGCTGCAAGCGGTACAGCCTGCCGCGATATCCGACAATGGCACAGCTGCCGATCATGCCATCGTCGTCCTTGTGGGTGGGCTCCATGCCGTTGCATTCGGCCGTCCACTGCATGGCGAATTCCTGCATCCATGCGCGCACGTCCTTGTCACTGCCGGGCGTTGCCCTGCCCCACTTCTCCCAGGCGTAATCCCATGCGGTGTGCGTCTGCGTGCTGTCACCTGCGCCGCCCATGCCCAGCTGCGAGCCGTCGGGGAAGGTGTACAGGCGCACCTTGCGCTCGACGAAGCGGTAATACGTCTCCTCGCCCACGCTGTCGCTGTCGGCGGCGATATACACGTCGCCCTGCGCGTCGACTGCTGCTGCGATTACGGTCATGGCTGGACTCCTCGGTCTCCTAATGCCATTACGAGTGATGGATCTTGCCAATGCCCAAGCCGTGCTCCGGCTCAGTGGGCGGTGCCGCGCGTTGCTGCCTGCGCATAAGCCCCATGGCAATGGCACTCAGCGTAAGCAATATCGCCGTGGCGTAGGTGCGCCAGGTGATGGGCGCGTGCGTGCGGTCGATTACCGTGCTGCCGTACACAAAGCACCAGCCCGCCAGCACGCCGAAGCGCAGGTACTGCCCACGGTCGCCCCAATTGCGCCGCAACTGCTCGCGCACAACGCGAAATGCGAGATACAGCATGGCTGTGCCCAGCACCAGGTTGTACGTGCGCAGTATCTCGGGCCACGTAGTCACCGCTTGCGTGCTCCCTTGCGGGTGGGCAGCCCGCGATATGCCACCTTGATGCCGCCACCGCGTGCCTGGGCCTTGTGGGCTTCCTTCTTGGCGTACTTGCGCAGGCGCTTGTTCGCGAAGAAGTACCGCCACTGTGCCTTGCTGACAAAGCCTTTGGGCATGCCGCCACCGCGCTTGGCCATCAGCGCTTCTTCTTCTTGAGGAACGCAGGCAAGCCCTTGGTTGACTTCTTGCCGCTACCAGGCTTCTTGCGCCCCGCCGTCTTGGCCTTGGCGCTGCCCTTGCTGAATTGGTGCCCGCGTAATTGCGACGGCACCTTGCCCTTGGCCATCAGTGTCTCCTGTTCCGTGCGGAATTCCGACGTTGCACTGCCGCCCTGTTGCGAGCCGCTGTAGCCCGCAGGCGTGCCGCCTTCTTGACGGCTGCCTGCTTCTTGGCAGTGGCTCGCTTAGACGCGGCTGCGCGCTTTACAGCTGCCGCTGCTGCCGCCCGCTTGGCCGCTGCACGCTTCTTACTGGCAGCTGCCTGCGCTTGCAGGTACTTCTTGACAGCTGGATTGCTGGCAGCCTTCTTCTTGCCTGCGGTTGCGCCCTTCTTCTTCGAGCCGCCACCACCGCCACCGCCCTTGCCCTTCTTGGCAGCAGCGGTAAGCCGAGCACGCAGGTCTGCTGCGCCCTTGCCGCCCTTGCTGGCCACCGCCAGGGCCTCCGCACCAGACGCAGGCGTACCACTGCCACCGCTACCCTTCTTGGCGAACTTGCCACCAGGCCCGCGCGGGTGCTTCGAATTGAAATCACCACCGCGTGCAGCAGCGGGCTTATTACTGCCCTGACGCTTGGCCTGCGGCTTGCTCTTGGTTTGGTCGACGGGGCGCGTGGCACGCCTGCGTGTGGTCATCGGGAATTCGCTCCGTTTCCGATGCGCCCGCCATTCGGCGTGGCCTCACGCCTGCCCGCCTTGCTGATGCCGCTGGGCCTGCGGATAGCAACGACGGGGCGGCGCACGGTGGTGTGCTTGACGACGCGCACTCTCCCGATTGCCATTACAGCGGCACGTCCGTGATGCCCTGCTGCAACACAGCAGGCTCGGCAACGCCACCACGGAGACGAGCACCGCCACCAACCTTGGTGCCCTTCACCGCCTTGGTGCCCGTGACCTTGCGCTTGGGCACGGCGTGCGTGTTGCCCCGCAGCAGAAGGCGGTCGTTGGGCTTATCGCCCTTCGACGCGCCCTGCTTGAGGTTGTTGCCCTTGGGTCGAGCCATTGCAGACCTCCCTAGTTGACTGCCATTTCAGGCACCCACTAGGTTACCTGGCTCACCTGTTGCGTACGAATACCACGCGGTCCTTGCCGAACACCAGCCGTGCATTGCGCTTGGCAGACCACTTGCGGGTGAAGCCCTGCGAGCTGCTGTCGATCACGCGGTTGTTATCGGCCATCCACTGCCAGCGCCACCTGTCGTCTGCACCCTTCTTGAGCCGGAGCGTTACCTTGCCCTGGTCGTCATACGCCACCATTACAGCCTCCTGATACTTGTTGGATGCGGAATCATGTGCGCCTTGTGCATGCGCTCGTACCCGTCGGCGCACTGCGCGCATAGGCGCAGCGCCATCGGCGGGAATTGCTGCCCGGTGTCAGGGCGGGTGATGGCAGACCAAGCCATTTCGACCACCGCCCTGTTGTTCACGGCGTACATGGCACAGCGCGCACACCAGCCCGTGGCGTTGGCCGCAGGCACGCGGTCTCGCTCGCTCAGCGCCTGGTGCATTTCCAGCGGCTTGCCCGTATCAGCACTGCGCCCATGCGGTGCGTCGAAAGGGTTCATCGGTGCCGCCTTGCAATCCTGAGCATCACGACCGTGCTAATGATCGTGCCGAAATAGAAGCTCGCACCCCACCAGGTCACGCCTCCACCGCCACAACCATGAGCATGATGCCCACCACGCCAGGTGAGATATCCAGGCAGCCACTGAGCAGGTAGTACACCACCGATGCCAGCCCGCTCCACCACCAAACTGCGCGCCAGCTCATAATGGCCACTCCTCAGTGACGTCGGTTACTGCATTGCCTTGGATACGGTACGCGCGCACCTCGTGCGTGTGCATGCTGCCAATGACATATACGAAATGCGGCAACGCGCCTGTCACGTCGCTGCCGCTCGGATATGCCCCGGTCGTTGGGTGCGTGTGATACACACCCACGATGTTGACGTTGTGCCGGAACCACTCGCGCACCTGCTCATGCGGGTCGAACGTGTAGGCGTGCCAGGGCTCCGCATGCGCATTGGTGATGGGCACCATGCCCACGTGGTCCTTGAATTGCACCAGCAGGCCACACGCCTCATTGGGCAGTGCAGCCATGCCAGCGGCCAGCACGTGGCTGGCCAGCTGCTCATCCATCCAGGTCCTCCTCGCCTAGGCGCGGCAGGCCCGTGCGCATACGTGGCAACCGCGTGTCGCAGTAGTGGTGCCCGCACCCTGGCTCGTTGCTGACCAGGTAGATGCGGTGATGTCGGCGGTTGTCACGCCCTTGCGATATCACCATGCCGCACACCGCCAGGAATATCAGCGCGGCAGGCGGACCCCACTCCAGCAGTGTGATCACTTGTCTTCCACCGGACCCTCACTGATAATGCCCTCGATATCCTGCTCCCACTTGGCCAGCTTCGCCTTGATCTCCACCTTGTCCGGCACCTTGCCAGCAGTGCGCTCCCAGATGTACGCAGCTGCCTTCAGGCGGTCCTTGGGCTCGTACGCGGGGCTGCTTGCGATATCGGCGAACGTCTCCACCGCCGTAAGGAAATGCTCACGCGTCATCTCCTCCGCACGCTGCAACAACCTGCGCACGCAGGCGTCGTGGAATTCCTTGGGCACGATGGCAGGCGGGCGACCGCTGAACCCACCGTTCTTGTCACGGAACCTGCCCTTGGCAAGCTCCTCGTCGTCCATATCCTCGACGGTCAATTCGCCGTCCAGGAATTGCGCCATGCGTCCCTCGACCTGCACCTTGCGTCGATGCCGCCGGATATCATCCGTCGATATGCTCGGGTCAATGCCAGGCTTGTGAGGCTTGTTTCGGCGGGCAGAAGGCGGCATTCTCCGCTCCCTCCTAGTGGGAAATCAGGACCGCAGTCCCGAGATTAATTTCGAATTACAGGGTGTTGACGCCAGGCGGCGGATCCGGGCTCTCCTGGTACACGCCGCGCACCACTTCTTCCGGCGTCAGGTCTACGTGCCCGTAGTCCTGCCAGTCCACGCCCTGGCCCGCGTGCCCGCCGAATTCCGACGCATCCTTGGGCGGCTGCTTGAACCCGCTCATGTCCGGTGCGGTCATGATTCCTCCTCGA